TGTAAATTTAATTCATGTACTAATAATTTCATGAATAAATCATAATCATTATTATATAAATTACTTTTATTATTTCTTGCATTAACAACATTGTTAAAACGTCCACGTCCAGCAGATTTTAAACATAATTCAAAACATCCTGCTTTTACTGACATGGGGCAAAATTTAATGCTAGGCATTAATGAAAGACCTGCAACATTATAAACGCCTTTAGAAGATTTCTTTAATTTAGTATTTGCACCAAAACGATCTAATAAACAATTGACGTTATAAGTATGTTTAACATAATCTTTTATTTCTTTTATTTCTTTTACTGTATTTGAAATCATTTTTTACTCTCTCTCTATTAAGTTAATTTATAAGACTATCCTATATTATATTTTATAGTATAACAATAATTATTTTAATCATTTTTAATTATTTCTTTATGGTGTGATAAAAATGTCACAGCTTGAAAACCTGGAAGAGAATGATAATCATTCGCAATTGGGGTAACTATGTGAATTTTGAAAATAAGTTTGTGTAAGAGGGAAGGGGGCACCCCCCAAATGACCGTAGTATGCTTGCAGACTACGTCTGTAATAGTTAGGTTGATAATTTCATTCAAATGTATTATCGTTCGAACATGTTAAAAAATTTAGAAGCACTGCCAGACGAGATTCTTAAAGAAACCCTGTTACTGGAAGAACAACTAAAGAGACTAGAAACTCGTGAGTTAGCCCGTGATAAATTCATGGCGTACGCAAAGCATGTGTATGACGGTTTCATTGAGGGTAGGCATCACAGCATCATAGCCGAGAAGCTAGAACTGATAGCCCAGGGCAAACTAAAAAGGCTTATTGTAAACATGCCCCCCAGACATTCTAAATCTGAATTTGCATCCTATCTCATGCCATCTTGGTTCTTGGGACGTAATCCAAAATTAAAAATTATACAGGCTACCATGAACACTGAACTTGCTGTAAGATTTGGTAGGAAAGTCCGAGATCTCATTGCCGATCCCATATATGCTGAGATCTTCCCCAACACGGACTTGAAACAGGATAGCCAAGCAGCAGGTCGTTGGGAGACTAGTGCTGGCGGGGAATATTTCGCTGCGGGGGTGGGTGCTGCAATGACAGGTCGTGGTGCGGATTTATTAATTATTGATGATCCACACTCGGAACAAGATGCTTTATCGGCTAGTGCTTATGACACAGCTTATGAGTGGTATACTTCTGGACCTCGGCAGAGACTACAACCGGGGGGTACCATAATAATTGTGCAAACCAGATGGTCTAAGAAAGATTTGACAGGCAGGTTACTGGGGGCACAGGCAAAAGACATTATGGCAGATCAATGGGACATAGTTGAATTTCCAGCTATACTTCCTTCGGGGGAACCATTGTGGCATGAATTCTGGAAAAAAGAAGAGCTACTAAAAGTCAAAGCGTCACTATCTCCTGGTAAATGGAATGCTCAGTGGCAACAAGATCCTACATCCGATGACATAGCTATGGTCAAACGAGAGTGGTGGCAGTTGTGGGAGAGGGAAGACACGCCACGATTGGATTACATAATTCAAAGTTACGATACGGCTTACAGCAAAAAAGAGACTGCTGACTATAGTGCTATTACGACTTGGGGTGTATTTGAGCCAAAAGAAAACGGAGAGCAGCATTTAATTTTGTTAGATGCTAAAAAAGGACGTTGGAATTTTCCAGAACTCAAGGAGATTGCTGTAGAGCAAAACGAATACTGGGAGCCAGACATGATGTTAATAGAAGCAAAAGCTTCTGGTTCTTCTTTAGCTGATGAGTTAAGATTAATTAATTTACCTGTTACTACTTACAGTCCCGGTAGGCGAAAGGGTGGGGGTGGTATGGACAAGACCACGAGGATGCATATGGTATCTCCTATTTTCGAATCTGGAAAAGTGTGGTATCCTGACGAAAGGTTTGCTGACGAAGTTATCGAAGAGGTTGCTTCTTTTCCGAATGGCGACCATGATGACTATTGTGATAGCATGACTATGGCACTAATGAGGTTTAGACAAGGCGGATTTATTAGTTTACAAGGGGAAGAGATCGCAGAAGATTGGTTTCCTCGTAGAGCAAGAGAATATTACTAGGAGTTTTGAAATGAGTAGAACTAAAAAAGAGAAAGAACTTGGAATAATAGGAAAAAAAAATAGAAGTAAAAAAGAAACTCCTATGTTGGAAAGTATTCAAAGCACAAGAAGATTAGAACAAGCTGCTATGAAAGGTGAAAAAGTTTCTCCCAAGTTAAATACTACTTTAGCAGATATTGTTAGAGTAAAAAGAGGAAGTAAGTACAAAGGTCAAGGTAACGTCCCTACCTTAGAACAAGAAAAAGAACGAGCTAAATTAGCAAAAAATGCCCCTGTAAAAAAAGCAATGGGCGGTATAATGAAAGCTCGTGGTGGAACATTTAAAGGTACTTATTAATGTCTAAGAAAAAGACAGTGAAAAAGGGTAAGGGTAAAACCGTTACTAACCGATTTTCAGATCGACTACGTCCTACAAAGAGTAAAAAAACAAGGATAACATAATGGCAATACAACCTAGACAAATAGCAGGCATGGTAGAAGGATCAATGGGAGCGGGTGGTCAATTCACTCCCGAAGAAGATAGTCTCCAGATCGAAGTACCGGGTACCGAGGCTCAACTCCCTGACGGCATAGAACTTATGGAAGAGGGGGTAACTGAGGTTATTGCCGAGCCTTATGATCACAATGCCAATCTAGCCGAGGTTCTTGACGAAGACGTACTTGGCTCTTTGTCCTCGGATCTTCAATCTAAATTTCGTGAAGATTTAGAGTCTAGGGAAGATTGGGAAGAAGCTATATCTAAAGGATTAGGGTTACTTGGAATTAATTACGAGGATCGAAGTGAACCCTTCTTAGGGGCAAGTGGTGTAACACACCCATTACTTTCTGAAGCTGTCACCCAGTTTCAAGCACAGTCATATAAAGAGATGTTGCCAAGTGGCGGGCCAGTAAAGACTCAGGTTCTAGGAACTCCGACCTCGGAGACTGAAGCACAGGCACAGCGTGTAGAAGACTTCATGAATTATCAGATTACTGAGATCATGGAGGAGTATGACCCAGACACAGATCAGATGTTATTTTATTTGCCATTAACTGGATCTACATTTAAAAAAGTTTATTTTGACGAAACAAAGCAGAGAGCCGTTTCCAAGTTTGTTCCAGCTGAAGATATGGTTGTTCCATACTCGGCTAGTGATTTAAGAACAGCGGAGAGGGTGACACATGTTGTTAGAATGTCCTATAATGATATTCGCAAGCTACAAGTAGCAGGAGTATATAAAGATGTTGAACTATCTGAAACAAACGATGGCGAAGACGAAGGAGCTATCAAAGAGCGTGCTGATGAGTTGTTGGGACTACGTCCAAACTATTCTGATGACTCTTATACCTTATTGGAATGCCACATTGACTTGGACTTGGAAGGTTTTGAAGACAAGGATATGGAGGGGAATCCTTCGGGTATTATGTTGCCTTATATTGTCACCCTTGATCAAACTTCTGGAAAAGTGTTATCGATTTCTAGAAACTTTAGAGAACAAGACCCATTAAAGAGGAAACGTCAATATTTTACTCATTTCAAGTTTTTACCAGGATTTGGTTTTTACGGCTTCGGTTTATTGCACACAATCGGAGGTTTATCTCGTGCAGCAACTTCTATTTTAAGGCAGTTAATTGATGCAGGTACGCTCTCTAATTTACCAGCTGGCTTTAAGGCTCGTGGTGTTCGCATTCGTAATGATGATGAGCCTCTTAATCCTGGGGAGTTTAGGGACATCGATGTCCCAGGCGGAGATCTCAAGAACTCAATCATCCCATTGCCATACAAAGAGCCATCAAATACATTAGCACAGCTTTTAGGTGTGGTTGTTGATTCTGGTAGACGTTTTGCACAGGTTGCAGACGCAAAAACAGCGGATGTAAACTCAAATGCACCTGTTGGAACGACTGTTGCGTTGATTGAACAGGGTTCAAAGATCATATCTTCCATACATAAGCGTCTACATTACGCTCAAAAGCAAGAATTTCGCATGTTAGCGGAGATTTTTAGCGAAAATCCAGTTCCATACCCTTATTTTGTTGGAAATGTACCTCCAGAGACGATGCAAGCCGACTTTGATGGTCGTGTAGACATACTTCCGGTGTCAGATCCGAATATTTTCTCTATGGCACAGCGATTATCACTGGCTCAGACACAATTACAACTAGCTCAAGCTGCTCCACAGATACATAATGTACATGAAGCGTACAGAAGGATGTATGATGCGTTGGATATCAAGAATATTGAGGCTATTTTGCCTGCTCCGATGCAACCACAGCCTGTAGATCCGGCAACCGAGAACGGAAATGCTTTAAAAAGTATGCCTATACAAGTATTTCAGCAACAAGATCACGAAGCACATGTTAGAGCACATATTGCCTTTTTATCAACTCCAGCTGGACAAGCAAATCCTCAGACTTTCATATTGCTTCAGTCACATACACAAGAGCATATTGGAATGATGGCTAGAGATCAGGTGGTTAAATTCTTTGAAGAGTCAATTAAAGCTGCACAACTATCTGGTCAGCCTGTACCTCAGTTAGATCCAGATGCTGTTGAAGCAGCAATTGCTCAACAGGTTGGTGAGATTCTAAAAGAAGTAATGCCATCTCTACAACCACAGCAACAGGCTGATCCGTTAGTTGAGATTAGAAAGAAAGAGCTTGAGAATGATACCGCTGAGTTACAAAGAAAAGCTCAGAATGATCAGATGAACTTTCAGATTGATCAGTCTAAACTTCAACAAGCTTATGAACTTGCACAACAAAGACAACAGTTGCAAGAAAACATTGCAGATGATCGTAACGATGTAAACATATATCGTATCAATATGGCGTCAGCTTCTAAAGGTGCACCACCTGTGAGGGGTAACAAACCTAATTAAGCTATGATATAATCTGGATATGGATCCAGTAACTATATCATTAGCCGTTGGCGTGGCATCAAAAGCTTTTAGTGCAATCAAACAGGGATTTGCCGTTGGTCGTGACATTGAACAAATGTCGGGGGACATTGGTCGTTGGATGGGAGCTATATCAGATGTTGATCATGCAGAAAAGCAAGCCAAGAATCCTCCCTTGTTTGGAAAACTTTTTAAAGCAGGTTCTATTGAGGAGGCGGCAATGGCTGCGTACGCTGCAAAAAAGAAACTTGAGGAACAGAGATACGAACTCAAGATGTTTTTGAATTTAACTCATGGCCCTCAAGCCTATGATGAACTTCTACAGATGGAAGGTCAGATCAGAAAACAGCGACAACAAACAGTTTACAAACAACAACAGATGAGACGACAGATAGGCGAGGGTATTGCTTGGTTATTTCTTGCTTTAGTAATGGGTGGGTTTTTATTATTATTAGCGAGTTTATTCTCTAGTAAAGCCTATGGTAGTAATTACACATATGTGCCAAAGCCATACACGAAACAACAACTACAGAATCAAGGTAAGATTGAGAAAAAAAAGTATACAACATGTCGTTTAAAAAAAAGAATAAAATCTAAAACGGGACAGATGGCTTGTATTTATATAGGCAATAATAAAACTTATGAGTTAATGATTGAGAGTTGGTGCCCAAAGCAATACAAATGTCGGTATAACCCGTGGGGAAAAGAACCGAATATCGATGATGTCATTGATTCTTTAAATAATGCAACGAAAGGTAAATAAATGGAAAATATGGTATTAGATGCGTGGAATGATTTATCGTACCTAGAAGGTATACTGTTTACATTTTGGCTTTTTATCTTATACTATGGTAAATGTTGGATAGATTCGAGATTTAAATGAGTTTTAATTTTGAGACATTTCTTAAATGGAAGATTCTGCCGAGGTTTATGATGCTTGCCAGTACTATAATGTCATGGCGTTGTGCAGAATGGTTTATGAATTTAGATAACCCAACAATGCAACAATCAGCGTTTGTGTCTGTTGTGATGGGTGTTATGACAGGTATCTTTGGTATATGGATGGGTCATGAGAATAAATAAAAGGAATATAAAATGTTAACAGCATTAATAGGTCCAGTAAGTAATCTTCTTGGCAAGTTTATAGAAGACAAAGACATGAAGAACAAGTTGGCACATGAAGTGGCAACGATGGCTGAGAATCATGCACAAGAATTAGCTAAAGGTCAGCTAGATATAAACAAGGCAGAAGCGAAGCATAGATCTATTTTTGTTGCCGGATGGCGACCCTTTATTGGTTGGACATGCGGTGTTGCCCTATGTTGGCATTTTGTCTTAGCACCTGTTACTATGTTTATATGTGCTTATTTAGATGTTATTATACCAGAATTACCTACGTTTGATATGGGCTCATTAATGACTGTATTGATGGGGATGCTCGGATTGGGCGGTTTGAGGTCATTTGAAAAGTACAAAGGATTGACAAAATAATGGTTAGAGTAAAACAATTCGCAGATGATTTAGGTATAAGTAAAAATCAAGCTAAGAACTTAATTAACAAAGGTCGGAGTCGCAAGGACGGTGGATCGCAAATCTTGGAGAGTGTAATGAAGAAACCAGTTTATGCTAAAAATGGTAAGGCTAATGTAGTAAAGCCAAAGAAAAAACCAAATAGAATGTTTAGCAATGATGCAGAAGCAGCGAAGAAGAACACTGTTAATAAATTAAAAACTATGGGTGTTTTACCAAGAAAAGACAATACAACAAAAGATAAGACTGAATCTTTAGATAAAGAATTTAGTAGAAAGGTTTTCGAAGCAAATCAAAAAGCTATGAAAGAAGCGGGCGAGACAAGAAAAAAAGCTAACCCAATATCTAAACGAAAAGCAGGTGGTCAAGAAAACTTTGGTATGTTAAGTGTTAAAGCTGGTATTGATAAAAATCCGAATGCAACACAAGCAGATAGAATAGCAGGAGCCACTAAAAATCTTCGTGGTGGTGGCATGGCGATACAAGGACTAGGATTCAGAGGAGTCAAGTAAGTGGCTATAGATGATTTTGATG